AACAGTATACATATCATCTAATTGAGCCTCGTTTATCTCCCAATCCTTCATAGTGCTGCACCAAAAACAAAATAATCCATCTCGGCTACCATCTGATTAGGTCTGAAATTTCCAGATCCCTCACGAATACCCACAGCTAAATAACGAAAAGCATCACTTGCATGGCTGGAGAAATCATGGACAGGGCTATTCTTAAACACTCGCATTCGATCATTCCAGGCTCTATGATAATGCCTCAGACTTTCCAAACCCACTTTTGTATTTTCTTTATCAAACCAACAACGTGGAATAAGCAGTTTCGCTGCATGGATGCCATCCTCAATGGGCAGTTTGGCAACAACTCTAAAACTAATACCCAAATCATACGCAATTTCCCTTCGGCTTTTTCCTGTTCCTAATTCCCTAACTTCAATATCATGTGGCGCATAATGATCCCCATAAGCATAATCCTTACTATCCAGCACCCTCTGATAATGGGGTAAGCCTTCATTTCGTGCCTCATAATAATCAATGACATGAATAGCTCGGCCTACCTTCTGAATAAACCATATACTTGTACTATCATTGACACCCAGATCCCAAAAAGTTTCTACTTTATGTGTTGGATCATAAGGTACATTCGTAATCTGGTTTTCTATCTTTTCTAATTCTTTGGCATAAATGGCACCAGGAATAGCTGCTGACCAGGAACATTCATACTCCTGGTTATATTGATCCTCTGACATAGCGTGTTTCGCACTTGTCAATTCTTCATCATCAAGGATCTTTGTTTCACTCGCCTTAAAGACAGCTCGATACCAATCCTTCTGACCTTCAGCTTGTTCCCAAACATCATAAAAAGAATTTTGCATCCCTTGTGGTGTACCCAAAAATATACATCCACCTTTACGATCTGATAAAGCTGGTCGTACAACTTCAGCAAATAACGTACTACTGACTTGTGCCGTTTCATCAATCACACACAAATCTAAATAAATACCACGTAAACTATCTGGGTTTTCCGATCCTAATAATAAAATCCTCGCACCATTAGGTAAATCACACCTCAATTCCGTTTCATGGTACTTCACACCAGGAATAACCCTTGTATACGTCTTTACATAATCCCAGGCTACTTGTTTAGCCATCCTGTACGTAGGCGCAATATAAGCCATTCTAGGCGCATCTTTCTGACAAAGTATCGCTTCCCTCAATAAATGGTTTATAGCCATCACAGTCTTACCAAATCGCCTGTGACACAATACTACCGACCATCTATGATTACTCAGCTGTTTATGGAGCTGACTTTGTAAAGGTCTAGGACAATAAGGTATTTCAATCTTCATTAGCCAAGCACTGTTTTTTTCTTCTTGGGAAAGCCAGCCTTCATATTGGCATAGGCTTTATCAGATATGGTTGACTTTGATTTAGGTCTGCTAATGCCTTTTTCTTTTCTGGCATTGATATTAGCGTATAATCCTTTTCTTTTCATTTGCCATATCCTGGCTTTGTTTTTTTAGTTCCTTTTTTTGGCATGAGATCCTCACAATGTTGGTTAGATACTATTGATGGGGTATTATATAAAAAAAGTTCGCGCAGATTTTGGGAGGGTAGGGTCGGCCTGGATAGCCAAAATTAGCTGGTAAGAGTTACATAAACTGCTACCAATGTACATAAAATAAGGATTACTACTTACAAAAGTTGACAAACTGTGGACAAACAGCTTTTAAATTAGAAATTCTTACACGTGACCAGGTGAACAGACAGAGAATAAGAACCTACATCAACCATCATCCTGTTTTATCCACGAGCAAGTAATCTCCGTCTTTATTCCTGTTGCAACATCAGCTGGTTTATTCCTTATCCCACCTAACGGCTGTAATTGCCTTCTAATCTTATCAAGGTTATCAAGCTGTATTCTTCTCCATGTTGCCTCTGTCATGGTCTTTGGTGCTTCACCATCCAATATATCCTTCATCTTATCAGCAATGATCTCACCTTGAATTGCCCTAGCAGCTGAATACCTCTTAAAGATCTCTTCATCTTCTTGAATATGTTTCATTACTGTCTGCCTATGAGGCATTCCTTCAGCCTTGCAAATAGACGTTAAACTCTCACCATCCATAAGCCTTTCATAGATAAACTCCAACATATCCTGGTTAACTAGCTTTGACATAATATCCTAAAAAAACAGGCTGCTAAACGGCGAATTTAACAGCCTTAGTTTTGACACAATTAAATAAGGATAATCCTTTCTATTATTTGAAAGGGAAATATCAAAAAAAATACAGGTAAATTATCCCTATTATATAAACTACATTTAGTATTTGAGTACATTAAGTCAACTAAATTGTGATATTTTACGCATTATGCTTGACATTAAATGTCACACATACTATATTAATAATAGATGGTAACAAAAAGAAAGGAAAGAAAAGGGATGAAAAGGTTGGTTCACGGAACACCAATTACCCCAAAAAGGTTTCTCCACGAATTAAAAGGACACAGCTTTTGTGTGAGTTATATGCATAAAGAACAGATAGAAGATTGCATTAATCTTGTTGGTGAAAATGAAATTCTCATTTTAGATAATGGTGCTTTTACTGCCTGGAAGAAAGGCATCACACTTGATGACAATCATTGGAATGGTTTTTATGCCTGGGCAAATGATGTGATGGATAGATGCCCAAATGCTGTGTGTGTGATACCAGACGTTATTAACGGCTCTGAAGAAGAAAATATGATGTTGATTTCAGAGGCCATTAAAGGAAATAAAATTAAATATCCAGAGAGAGCAATGGCGATATGGCATTTAAACGAAAGTTTAGAAATGCTTGAGAAATTATATAGGATTTTTAATTTCATTGGTTTTGGCTCTTGTGCTGAGTACGACATTGCTAGAAATGGTGAAGATAGTGCTTACATGGCAAGAATTAAAGAGGTTTGGGCAAATATGGCTTGGTGGTCAATCAAGCATGATATTGATAGACCCTGGATACACATGATGAGAGGTTTGGGAGTTTTACACAAGATAGCATTTGATAGTGCTGACAGCTGTAATATTGCCATGAACCATTGCTATAAAAGAAATAAAACAATTCACCACGTTAAATTATTTGCTGATAGATTGACAGCGAAAGTTAATAAGCTGGTTTTACCAGATTTACCATTATTTAATTTAGCAACTGCTTAATGGAAAATTCAAAAAAAGTGATTTTAGATTTGTTTGACCTGGCTGATATTAGCCATGAGCCTGGTGAAAGACAAACAGATTTAGAAGATTTAATTATGGCTGAAACAATCAAAGAAAGGGAAAATGAAAATGGCACACATTACAACTGATGATGTTAAACATATAAGAGATACTTTGAAGAAAGAATTACCACAATATAAATTTTCAGTAGTTAGAGATCATTATTCAAGTGTTTCGATTGCTTTTATGAAAGGGACTGCTTTTAAAGATTATGAATACAGGGATAGGTACACACACGAAACTAAAATTGGTACTTTAAATGAAGGTCATCACCAAATTAATCATTACCATTTAGAAGATTTTTATGGTGAAGAAAATGCAAAAATTTTAAATAAGGTTTCTGAAATTGCACATACTGCACCAGCAAAAAATGGTGGTACAGCTTGGTATAATAAATCTGATGCAATGATCGATTACTTTGATACTGCTTATTACGTTCATATTAGTATCGGTAAATGGAATAAACCTTATCAAATTGCTGCTTAATTTAAAGCATCATTTAATAAATCATTTGTTTTATAGAAAGGAGAATGAATGATGATTAGTACCATTAAAAAAGCAGAATTTTGTATTTTGTGTAATCAAAAATCAGTTCCCCCTAATCATTGGAAATGGTTATTGTCTGCAAGCAAAAAAGAAATTGATGATGAATTTGAAGAATGGACAGAAGAAGAAGAGGAGAAAGATATATTATGTATATTACAGGATTAATTGATTACATTCATTACGATTTAAAGAAAACCAGGGTTGTTAAACATGAAAAATATCCTGGTCTTGAGGAAGTAATTTCAAAGCCAATATTTAGATGTTATGCTGGCAAATATTTCTTGGGATTAGCTGAAAATCACATAGACCTGGCTCAATTAATGGTTGAACATGGTTTAGCTAAAACTACCAGCTGTAATTTTAATAATTATCCAACAGCTGTTAAAATTTTTGATAATGCTCTTGATATTTATAATTGGAAAGTAAATAAAGTAGCTTAATTTAAAGCATCATTAAACGAATAAAGCACCTTCGGGTGCTTTTTTTGTATCTTATAATGCAATCGTATCAAAGCATCAAAATAATCTCTTTTAACAGACCTTCTATCCTTATGAAATTTTTTTGCTAATAAACTCCATTTAGCACCACGTTGTCTGAATGCAGCTGTTTGTACTACTGCCCAAATCAATTGCCGTTGTTCTGTTTCACAATGGTCAATTAACAGATTTAAAAGCAATTCATATTTAGTGACTTGTACAGTTGTAGCTTTGGATAAACTAGGTGTATAAACAATATCACCATAAGCTAGCCATTCAGTTTGATAACTAGGCCAGCTGGCTAATTTTTGCCTTCTATAGGCTGGTGGTAATCTGCGTTCTGTTTCAGCAGCCTCGATTAGCCATTCATCTAATTCTTCTACATTACCTGGTAAAATCATTAAGCTGTTTTAGTAGTTGCTGGAGAAAAGGTTTCTTTTGACTTTCATCTAATTTAAACACTTGATCCAACAAACTACTGTAGTTAGATCGTGACATTTTTCGTTCTGCCAGCTTTAATACTTTTTGCTGTAAATATTCTAATTTGATTTTTTCGGGTTTATGGCTGTTAACATTTACAGCCTTAACATAATCAGCATTTAAATGCTTTGCAGATTTAGAAATAATTTTTTGAAGATTATTTCTAATCTGCTTATAGCCGTAAGGTTTATGGCTATTAACCTTATTTTCATCATCATTTTTCATCTGTCAACCCCAAAACAAGTTACTTGGCATTTTTCCCTGACATTTTATGCCACACTATTTTCTTCATACGCATCATTTTTTGGATAGTAAATTTGAGTGACACAACCACATTTTTTACAGAAATAAACTCTTACAAATAGCCATTTCTCTTGGTCAAAATCCATGTCAATCCCATCCCTGTCACCTTGCCAGGTAATGCAGCTGTCACATTGTTCACATCTCATTCCCAAAAAACCTCTGGTCTTTTTAATGGTGGCTTGCTGTAATGATTGTGCTTGATCCAATGCTCAAAGTAGAAAGCAAAGGTTTCATCATGTAATGTACAATCAAAAAATAAATCGTGATGAATAAAATCAGCAAGAAAAACGACAGCCTTTCGGCAATCTTCAATTGTTTCAAATTCAAGTAAAACAGTTAGGAGATAGATAGCATCTTCTTCTTTCTCGCCTTTTCATACCAATAATTTTCTTTTTCTTTTTTATTTTTACGCAATTGAAACAAATCTTTTAACATGGTTTCCTCATGCAAAAGCATAGCTTGTACCATTGCGTGTCTTTTTAACTCTAAGACCGATTTTAAAGCCGTATAAACCTCATTTAAACTTTTACAGATAAAGACTACCGCACCAGCTGCTTTAAGCCTTAGATGCAATTCTTTCTGGTTTTTCGTTGCATAATTACCTGGTCTTTTTAATTCTAAAAAAATAGCTGGCTTGCTTGGAGTAACAATTTCAAGATCAGGCCAACCAGATTTAAAACCCATACGTTTTAATTTACGATAAAACTGTACTTTATTTCCAGCACCTTCATTAGCTGAATGATGATAAATAGAATTATCTGGTAGAATTAAATCTAATAAATTACACACTTGTACCTGTAGATCACTTTCTTTTGCATACATTATTCTAATCCAGATTGTATATAAAAATCATTTGGCAGCACTTGACCCCTGGTATATTCAATTATTCTCATCATGTATTCTGCCCTGGGAATAACTTTTTCTTTATGACCAAACGGCAAGCACCATCTTTGTACTTGTTTGGCATGGCTAACATCCAAATAAGTAGCTAACTGACCATAACTTAAATTCTTAATTTTCATATATTGTCGTAGTGTCATTTTCTGCTCTTGTCTTTTAATGCCAGGGCTGACTTGTTGATTTACCCAAATCTATTTTTGTTAATAGCCAACCCTGGTTAAGAATTATTAAAAATCTGAATAGCAAAAAAATTTTCCATAATTCTTGACAAACATTCTATTTGACATTAATTGCCATTTCAAGCACTATTTAAAAAAAGAATGCTAAATTTAAGCATCAGCCGAAACTTAAAGAGCGCGAGGCACAATTAAGAAAGGGAATTGCAAATGAATTTGCACTTTGATACCTTTGGTAATTATTCGAAAGGGAAAAAAGTGACTAAAGAATTATCAAAAACATTAAAGAGGTATGTTGAAACCTCTCCTGTCAGTAGAGAAGAGATTAGATCAGCTGTTGGAGTTGATCGGTCCACAATGTCACGACATTTAAATGGAAAAATACCATTAACTTACCAAAAAATACAAGCCTATGCGAATATCTTAGGCATTCAAATGTACCAGCTTACAGGTGTAGAGCCTATGCCTATTATTGGTCGTACCTGGAAAACTGAAGATCGTTTCAGAGTAGCCGTTTACGATTACCATACGACCCAACAAAAGTATATTCATCCTACAGTTGGCTTTAAAAAAAGTTATGCAGCTATATTAAAAGAAAAAGATGAATTCGCACCCTGGTTGAATAATACAGTTTTTATATTTGATAAAGACGATATGAAAAAGGAAGTTACACAGGATCAATTAGAACAATGGGCATTTGTTAAATATGTTGTTGATACAGAGATACGATATAAATTAGCAATTGTTTATTCATTAGGTTTTAGACTTGGCGAAAAAAGAAAATACGAAATTTATATGCCTTATAGCGATAAAAAACCCCATGAAAATTCTGCTGAAGTAGAATTTGTTTGTCCAATTAAACACGTTGTACATAGCGCAGAAAGTAAAAATTGGAAACTATCAGTTGAAGGAGATGAATAATGACAAAAAGTAATAATAATAAATCAGTTTTTATAACGTCAACATCAATTCAAAGGGATAGCATTAGAAATTATATTAATGCTCCCCCAATTTCATCACAAAGAGATAGCTTGCAAGAACCTATGAAGATTAAAAGAAAAGGAACTTTGCAAGAAAATATAGAGTATTGGAATGGACAAAAGGTTCACATTGAAAATCATCAACATAAACTATTACTGAATATTGCCAAGCTGATGGCAGAATACGAATTTATAATGTATTCAAAAATCGGCAAAGAAAGTAAACCCAAAAATCATTTTTCAAAAATAAAAACTTATTTTAATAGATCTGCTACAAATTCTGCTTTGTGTGCTATACTATTAAATAATTATTTTGCACAAACTTTGATGACAAAAAGCCAACTAACTTGGCATTTAGGAATAAGCAGAAATGCTTTATCTGAAAAAGTTGATACGTGTGTTAAAAATAACTACTTAGTTAAATTTAATACTAAATATGGTGCATCTGACCATCTAATAGATGCCTATTTAGATTATGCTAACCAATCGGCAGATGGAATGAAAGCATTAGCTAATAATATTACCAGCCTTATTAATGTCTACACAGCTGAAAAAAATACCAAGTAACTTGGTTCTTAACTTGGCATTTTTAAAATAAATTGTGCGTATAATGTCAATTTAGGTATTTTAAAATCAAACCTCGCTATTTATAATCCCTAGTAATGAATTAAAATTATTAGGGATTATTTTTATGGATTTAAAATGTACAGACTATACCCACCACAGCAATCCCTTATCTTCTCCATTAAGCTGGATCTTCTTTAATAAGTTTTTTGTTCGACCAGCTGTAGCTGATGCACAAGCAACAATTAAAAAACATGGCAGTACAGCTGAAGAAATAGAACAAGCTAAAAAAATCTGTCAACAACTAGACCAAAACATCAATTTTAGTGAGAGCTGTTATATGAAAGCTGGAAAATTGGTTGAAACAGCTTGTGATTTGCATTTCCTAGAAAATCGACCCTCTGAAATGGCTTGTGAGTACGCATATCAAGAATTTATAAAGTATGAGCCACGAAATTGGGATGAAGGCTCAGACAGGCTTAGAATGGATCTGATAGCAGATGAAGTTTCAGATGTAACAGAAGTAGCAATAGAAGGGTTAAAAGCTGTTTTTAGTGGTAGAAATGACGAAATTACCTCTCAAAATCCTTATGTCGATCATGTCAAAGGACTTGAGTTAAAATATTTCACCATTCCAGATTATTTAGATTGTGTCGATTTAAAAACCAAATGGTCTAAGCCAAATGCAAAGTATAAATCTGGTGTGGAAAAGGGTAGCTTGCCATCCAGATTAAATAGTCAATACGTACTTAGCAATCTTTATCAGTTTGCTGGTTTTAAAATGATGACAGGAAAATCACCCATAGCTATTTATGCAAACAAATCGGAGTACAGAGTTTTTTCAAAAGATACCTGTGATGAAATGAAAGATGATTTTCTGAATGATGTAATTGCTGATCTTAAAAAAAGATTAAAAGCAATCGAATTACAGATCAAAGCCGTTCCCAATAAATTTTGGTTATTAGCTATGAACCCAGCTGACCTTAATGATTATGTCTGGAAATCAAAACCACCAGGAGTAATTCAGTTTTATAAAAATACAATGAAATTAGTTGAATACGAAATTGAAACAAAACCCACCGAATTTGAAAGAGTACAAAATGAATTCACAATTAGACCTTGATTATAATCCTGTAAGAGTAGATGCACCAGATACATCTGTAGATGCTTTTAAAAAAGTACAAAGATTTAAAATTGCAGATCAAATTATTTTTCATCTTTATATTCGTAAAGCCTATGGCGCAACTAATTCAGAATTGATTTCTTTAATTAAAGGTAATCCACATAGTATTCAGCCAAGAACCACAGACCTATCGGAAAGCAGTAGAGAATATATTAAGCCACATCCAGAAGGATTAAAAAGAAAAAACAAATATCGAAATGATGAAATTGTCTGGGTAATTACACCAGCTGGCGCAGCTTATTACAAAACACTAGAGGTATAAAATGAAAGAAGAAATAGCAAAAGCCATAGATCAATCTGAAAAACTTACAAAAAGTAATGCTGCTGTAAATTTAAAAGGCAAGCAGTATTTGATGGTTAAAGATAGGATCAATATCTTTAGAAGATGCTTTGGTTTTGATTTTGGAATGACTACTGAAATTCTACATAATGATAATGAAAGAGTATTAATGAAAGCTACAATTACAGATAAAAGTGGGTTTGTAATTGCTACAGGATATGCTGAAGAACTAAGGGATAGAGGTGTCAACATAGCATCAGCTATTGAAAATGGTGAGAGTAGTGCTTGGGGTAGGGCATTAAGTAATCTTGGTTTAGCTGGATCAGAGGTAGCATCAGCTGATGAAGTTGAAAAAGCTATTCAAAAAAACATTACCATCAACAAACAATTAAAAGAAGAAATAGAACAAAAACAAAAAGAACAAAAACCTATCGAGCAAAAAAGTCCACCACCAGAAATGGTAAAAGTTGAACCAAAAAAACCAATTCCAGAATGGGATAGCTGGTTTCCAGGTAAACATGACCAGGTACAAAGTCTTTACACAACCAAAGAGCTAGATGATTGGGTTGCTGAAAATAAAGATATTATTGCTCACTACCATAAAAACGGCACACAGGATCAAAAGACTTTATGCAAAGCACTTCATAGGTGGTGGCATTCACAAAAGAAAAACGCAACAGAACAAGGAAGGAATATGTAATGGGAGAAATGCCTATATTTCAGAATAGCAATTCAAAGCAATATAAAAATAAATTTGATCAAACAGTAGCTGGATCAGCCTGGTTAAACACAAAAGATAATGATGATCCTCTTAGAACAAAAAAAATTAAAGAGGTTTCTGATTTAATTTTAAAATATGATTTAAGTTTATATGTCATTATTAAAGATACTAATGGTGGGGATTATACCCAACACACAGATCTGACAGCTATAAAATTATTTGCTCAAGGTGAACGATTTAAAAATGAAAATACAACTACTGCTGAAACAACAGAAAGCAATGAAGATGACGAAGATGAACTCGATTTCTGATGCACCTGGTTTGCTAAATATTGCACAACTTACAGAATTAATTTGGGGAGAAAAAAATAGTGCTAATTATCAGAGGACACTAGATCATCTGGTAAAAAACAATATTATCCCATCTTTAAAAATAGGTAAGAGATATTTTGTCAAACGTAAAGATGCTGAAACTTGGCTTAACAGCACACATAGAGGCACATCCTAATAAAATAAATTTAATACTCGATGGTCAACCGTACATTATTGAGGTGGATGATCCATACTTTTTAGATTTGTTAATGCTTTCCCTGGCAAAAGCAAAATTAGAAACAAAAAAAATGCCCTCAAAAGAGGGCAGTTAATTTAGGAGGGTCGGTCTTAATTATTTTCTTGAAAAGTTATATCTTTGTTGCTCCATTACAATAGGATTTTCTATTGATAAAGTTTGATTTAATCTAGCTGTTCTTCTTTCAACATGTGCTGATGTTTTCATCCAATGACCATAAACTTTTAAAGTTGTTTTAATGTCTGCATGACCCATCAATTCCATTATGTCAGCATCTTCAAAACCAGATTGTGAAATTAAAATGCTAGCATAGTGATGTCTGAGGTAGTGCCAATTAATCCTGGTAACTCTAGCTATTTCACATGCTTTTTTTATTTTATCCGAAAACCTTGCAGCAGAAATTATGTGTCCTGTTGTGCTTGGAAATACTAAATTTGTTTTTTGTTTGTATTGAGTTTCACCCCAATGTTCTTTTAATAATTTAACTAGATCATCTACTAAAGGAATAATTCTTTCACCAGCATCATCTCTTAATTCTTCAGCTTTTGTACTGTGCTTAATTGCAAATGGTCTTTCCCATTTACCTGTAAATTTATTTCTTTTTGTTTTGTTAATAACAGTTGAAGAAATTCTAACTACCTTGTTTTCAAAATCAATATCTCCCCAGGTAACAGCTCTTTGTTCACCAAGTCTAGCACCTGTAAATGCAGCAAATGTAGTAGCAGCTTTCCAATAAAGATTAGGCATAGCATCAACTATTTTAGCTATAGTCGTAGGATAAATAAGTGATGCGTCAGCTTTTGGTTTTGATTTAAATTCACCTTCAATTTTAATGGATGAAACATAACCATTTCCAACAGGTACTCTAATTGGATTATATTTAATAACACTATTTATAACAGCAAAATCAAACATCTGTCCTAGACAATTGGAGTAATGTTTAACTGTTCTTACTGATCTACCTTTTTTTAAAACATTAAAAACATAAGTCTGTAGCAAAGCTGTTTCTACATCTAAAACTAAATAACTACTAAGTTTTTTACTTCCTATTTTAAGATCTAAAATTCTTTGTAATCTTCTTCTTTTTTTAAATCTTTCATGCTGGGATGGATCACTACATTCTTCTTTTACATAATCTTCATACAATTCTTGCATAGTGTAGTTTTGTTTATCTTTACAAAACACAGGCATTTGCACCAGCATTTTTTGAAGATAATCTTCAGCTTGTTTTTTTGTATTAAAAAATATTTGTAGCTTACCAGGTGGAGTCGGTTCTACTCTTCTAAAATCTAATCTGTATCTTTTTCTATCTGAATTATAAAATACTTTTACATCTTGTAGTTTCATTTTTTATTCCCTTTCTATTGACTATAAATGTCACATATTGTGCATGAAATGTCAACAGGGGGAAAATCCTACCAGGTGCTAAAAAGTGGACAAGAATATAAAGTGGTAGGAATTTCCCTACTCTTAACTGTGGACAGAATAATATTTTGAAAAAAACTTCCAAAAATCCTGTCCACTTTCTGTCCACTTTCAGCATCTAGCATGATTAATAACTACCTCTCTTAAAAGAAACCATCTGGACTTTCGGCATATGATACAAGCACATTTTTCGTTTGTTGATAATGGTTTAGCATCATTTTGTGAGTTTCTCTTCCGATACCAGAATTCTTATATCCACCGAATGCAGCATGTGCTGGATAAGAGTGGTAGCAATTGACCCATCTGTTATCATACCATTTCATACAATAAATATAAGGATTAGATCCTTATTTACAAGGGGTTTTCATTCTAGGCTGTAAAATAATATGCTTACTCATAACAAATTCTTGCGACATTCTTGCGACAGATCTTTGTCGCATAAATTTTTTTTAATGTCGCAGAAAAATAAAGTGGTAAGGTATTCCCCAAAAAATTGGCTCTGCGACACCATTTTAATACATACTACTCATAATAAAACTTGGCTGTCAGCGTGTCTTTAAAAGCCAAATTAGAGCATCTTTAAGGCAGCATCTAAAGTTTCATTATTTCGTCTAGTCCAACCTTTTCCAAAAGTATTGAAGGTTGATAAGCTCTCATAAAATGATTGTCTTATATTTTTATAATTCTCTATTGTTATAGCTAAACCATGATGCTCAATATATTCATCAAGTGTTCTCAAAGTGTTTGCACCTATTCCACCATCAGCCACAGTACCAATCATTTTCTGAAGTTTTTTTACTGCTCTGCCTACACCACTATTAACTGACCAATCGAACAAA